TAGACGGAGAGTCAGTACTTAACACAATTGTCGCTGATTCCCAAGCAATAGCAGAAGAAGTAACAGGTAAGACCTGTGTTGAATTTACAACTGAAGGCGCAGAGCCAGGTGGAACATATTCTGGTGGGGTATTTATCAAAAGAAAGCCTTATCCATCTTGGGTACTAGATGAAAACAATAACTGGCAAGCACCTGTTGCACACCCAGAAGTTGATCCAGAAAATCCTCAAACTTACACATGGGATGAAGCCAGTGTCGGATGGGTTGTAGTAACACCAGAGGCATAACCTCATGGCTTTACAATTATTTCCTGAACCAACATCAAGTTCACTAAACGCTGACTCATATACAGTTCCAGCAGCATTACGACGTTATAAAGTAGTTAAAAATTTTGATGCTGCCGTTTATACTATTACAACCTCACCAAATACTTCTCAGGCTACAATACAGTTTGACACTGGAAGTAGTTTTGTACAAACATCAACAATTTCTGGAACAGTTACCTATAATTTAGCAAGCGCAGCAGTTGGTGTTTACATATATATTGATACAGGAACCAACACAGTTGTAACTATTGATAAAGTTGCTGCTGCATTATCAGGAGCAGAAGTATCAGGAACATTAGATACAATTACTACAACAAGTACTTATAATCAAACAGGAAGACTTTATGTTTTGGCAGTTGGCGGAGGCGGAGGCGGAGGCGGAAGTTACTCTGGTACCAACTGGAACTATGCTGGCTGGGGCGGTGGATATGGATATCAAGTTGGTGGAATAGTATACGCAAACACTGCAACTTCAGTAACTATAGGTGCAAAAGGTAATGGCGCTGCTAATTATGCATCGGCTGGTAATGCTGGAGGAACAACATCTTTTGGAAATTTATTTTCTGCTGGAGGCGGTCAACCAGGTGACTATGCTAGTGGCGGTGGAGGAACGGGCGGTCGAGGTGGTGCTTCAAATTCTAACAACTTAAGCAGTTATCCAGGTCCACTTACTACATCAGTTGATCATCCAACAGTAACAAATGGAACAAATGGCGGTGGCGGTGGAGGATGGTCATCAAGCACTAACGCAGTAAATGTTGGTCAAACTGGAGCAGGATCTGGCGTAGGAACTGGCGGTACTGGTGGTGGATATAGCGGTACTGCAATGACTCGTGGCGGAGATGCAACAGGCTATGGTGCAGGAGGCGGCGGTGGTGGAGCAAAAGGTTTTACTCCCGATCCATATGGTGGAATTGGTGGCGGACATGGTTCACCTGGCGTAGTTTATGTTTTAAGAGGATTTTAAAAAATGCCTATTCAATTGTTTCCTGAGCCAAGTGTTAGCAGTGTTGATGGATACTCATATTTGGTTTCAGAAGCAAACAAACAATATCAAATAAGTCAACAATTTACTCCAGGAGTATATACAATAACAACCTTTCCTACAACTTCTCAAGCCACTTTAGAGTTTATTTGTGGAACATCAATTAATTTGGCAACTACCGCTAACGGAACAGTTTCATATCAATTAGCAGAAACTGCTACAAATACAATTTTAACTACAAATACTGGATCAAATGTTTTAGTTACAATTACACAAACATCAGCAGTTGTTAGTGGAGCAGAAATATCAGGAACTTTAGATACAATTACTTCAACAGGAACCTATAATCAAACAGGAAAACTTTATGTTGTTGCTATAGGCGGTGGTGGCGGCGGTGGAAATGCTGGAACTGATGCTAATTTTTATACTTTTGGTGGAGGAGGTGGAGGTGCTGGAGCATATACCTCTAAATTAGTATATACAAACACTGCAACCTCTATAACTATTGGTAGTGCTGGAACCGCTGGTAATCAAACAGCAAATTCATTTTCTAATGCTGGAGGAGCAACAAATTTTGGTAATTTACTGTCTTCCACAGGAGGCGGTGCTGGCGGTAGGGCAGGTCTTGGAGAGCCTTCTGGTGGAAGTTTTGGTGGAGGAAATGGTTATGAAGGAGTTAGAAACGGATCTGCAACAACTGCAAATGCTAAAAGTGTTATAAATGGAACAAATGGCGGTGGCGGTGGAGGAAGCGGATTTGGATTAAATGCTGCAACTACAGGAGGAGGCTCTGGTATAGGAACTGGCGGAAGTGGTGCATACAATTTAGCAGCAAACGCAGGAACAGGATATGGTGCAGGAGGCGGTGGCGGTATATCACAAAGTGTTACAAATAATCAATTACATAAAGGACAGTCTGGTTCACCTGGTGTAATTTATGTTTTGAGAGGATTTTAAATGGCAATTGAGATTTTTCCAGCGGCAGTAACATCAACAATTGATGCTAGTTCAATTACTGCTACAACCTCTAATACAATGTATGAAGGAAGAATATCATTCGACCCTGCTATTTATGAAATTACTTGTGCTTCAGGAACAATTACAAATATACAATTTTTTTCTGGTGCTGGAACACTTATTACTTCTGCAATTACTGCTTCTGGTACTGTATCAATAAATCTTGCTACTGCTGCAGATAGAATTCGTCTTTGGACAGATACTGGCTCTAATATTGTTGTAACAGTCACTAAAATTGCAAGTGCTTTAACAAATCAATTTAGTGGAACATTAGATACCGTAACGTCAACAGGAACATATAATAGTACAAGCACATCAGGATATGGTTATTTTGTTCTTGTAGGCGGAGGCGGCGGTGGTGGTACAGCAAGTGGTTATCAAACATGGGCTGGCGGCGGCGGTTCGGGTGGCGTTGGTGGAAAAATTGTAGCCTTGAATGGTTCAATGTCTGTAACAATTGGTGCTCAGGGTAATTCCGATAATGCTGGTGGCAGTTCTACATTTGGTGGAGTAACAGCAAATGGTGGAAATGCTGGTGCACAAGTAACTAACCTTAACGCAACTCGTGGTAATGGCGGAACAGTTTCTGGAGCCGACTATTCTTCTATTGGTGGACGGGGAGGTCCTGAAACCTTTAATGCAGGAGCAGCAGCAGCATCAACTCAAATTATGTCATTTGTTAAATTAGGAACTACAGGTGGTGGCGGAGCAGGTATGTATGGTGGCGGTGGCAATGCAGGAGCAGGTTCTGGCATTGGAACTGGAGGCAATGGTAATGAAAATGGTGCTGGTAACAGTGCTAGTGGCTATGGCGCAGGTGGTGGAGGTGGTGGTTCAAACAATAGTAGTGGAACACGCCCAGGCGGTAGTGGTTCCCCAGGCGTTCTTTACGTATTGAGATTTTAAGGAGAGATAAATGTCAATTGAAGTATATCCATTACCAGTAGCAAGTATAACTGAAGATGCTGTTGCATATACCGTGCCAGAAGCAATTAAAACTTATAAGGCATCAACAGAATTAACAAGCGGTATATATACCATTACAACTAATCCAAGTACTTCACAAGCAATTGTCCAATTAGACTCTGGAACTTCTGTAACATCAGTAACAACAGTAAGCGGAAGTGTTGCTGTAAATATAGCAAGCACAATTTCAACGGTATTTATAGAGACCGACACTGGAACAAACGTAACGGTTACTATTACTAAAACTGCTGGAGCATTGTCAGGAGCAGAAATAACTGGAACTTTAGATACATTAACAACAACAGGAACTTATAATCAAACAGGAAAGTTATATGTGATGGCAATCGGTGGTGGCGGTGGTGGCGGTGCTGGTAGGACTGGGCATAGGGGTCAACATACTAGTGGCGGCGGCGGCGGTAGCGGTGGAGTAACTGCAAAAATAGTTTATGCAAATACTGCTACATCCTATACAGTTGGAAGTGGTGGCATTGGAGGTCAAAATACTCAGCAGGGTGGCAATGCTGGAGGCACTACAAATTTTGGAAATACAGTTTCCATTGCTGGAGGTAATGGAGGTGCAAGTGGAGAGCCAGGCGGTGCTGGTGTAGGTGGACCTGGTGGCGGAGATGGTGGTAGGGGCGCTTCTAATAATTTAGTTGCTAGCGTATCAACAGTTCAAAAAAATAGTGTAAAGTCTGGAACCACAGGCGGTGGCGGTGGCGGTGCGGATGGAAATAGTAGTAATCAAAAATTTGGAGCAGGCTCTGGAATAGGCACAGGTGGCGCAGGTGGTAACGCAGGCGGTGGATCTGGTTCAGCAGCAACAGGATATGGTGCAGGTGGTGGCGGTGCTGCCGCTAACAATAGTGAAATTGCAGAATTTGGCATAGGTGGCGCAGGTGCTTCTGGTGTAGTTTATGTTTTGAGAGGGTTTTAAAAATGGTATTGCAAATATTTCCAGAACCATCTACAAGTTCTATAAATGCAGATGCTTATACAGTACCTACTGCCTTAAAACAATATAAAGTAGTTAAAAATTTTGATGCTGCTGTTTATACAATAACTACATCTCCAAATACATCTCAGGCTACAGTACAATTTGATACTGGAAGTAGTTTTGAAGAAACAGTAACAGTATCTGGAACTGTAACTTATAACTTAGCATCATCTGCAAGTTCTGCTATTTTAACTACTAGTACTGGTTCAAATGTAGTAGTAACAATTACAAAAGTTGCTGCTGCACTATCAGGAGCAGAAGCATCTGGAACTTTAGATACAATTACTTCAACAGGAACCTATAACCAAACAGGAAAACTTTATGTCTTAGCAGTAGGTGGAGGCGGAGGCGGCGGTGCTGATTGGGCGCCACATGCTTCAGGTGGCGGAGGAGGTGCTGGTGCTATAGCATATGGAGTTTTTTATGTTAATACATCAACTTCAGTAACAATTGGTTCTGCTGGCAATGGTGGCACAACCCCATACGGTGATGGCGGTGGAAATTCTGGTGGTACTACAAATTTTGGGAATTTGTTAAGTGCTGCTGGCGGTAATTCTCCAGTTTCAAATCCTGGTCCACAAGGAAATACTCCAGGGGTTGGACAAACTGGTGCTAGTTATGGCGGTGGAGGTGGTACTGCTCCTTCTGGTAATGCAGTTTCAAATCCAAGGTTAACAATTGGTCCTGGTACCAATGGTGGCGGAGGTGGTGGAGGACTAACTTCTAATTCCAGAAATGCCAGCGTTGGCGCAGGATCTGGTATTGGAACTGGCGGTACTGGTAGTAATTGGTCTGAGGGAAATGGCGGAAATGCAAATGGTTACGGAGCGGGAGGCGGTGGCGGTGGCGGTGGAAATGCTGGCGCTACGCAAAGAAATGGTGGAAATGGCTCACAAGGCGTAGTTTATGTACTTCGTGGTTTTTAGTGTATACTTTATAGTATAACAACAGGGGGAACTGTGGAAATAATATTTACAAATACATATCAAACCGAAATAGAAGAGCCAAAACCTGCTAGCAAATTTATTCCAGAATGGTATAAAAATACAAAATCATATATTAATGATGAAAAAAAACCAGTAGGCGATGGTACAACAGCAGCAACCATTAAACGCTGTATGCCAGTTTTAGATGCTATTACTGGGGGGTATATTATTACAGTACCCGCAGATGTTTATGTAAGTTTAAAAGAAAATGATAAAGGTGAAAAAGAACAATTTTTTGAATGGTCTAGTTTAGGACTAATAAGTTTTCATCCAATAGTTCAGGCTCCAGAACATCCTTCCGTAAAACCATATGCATATCCAAAATTTAATAATCCATGGGCAATTAAAACCCCAAAAGGATATTCAACATTATTTGTGCAACCATTTCACAGAGAGTCTGTTTTTACTATTTTGCCAGGTATTGTAGATACTGATATTTATACCGCTCCAGTAAACTTTCCATTTGTAATAAATGATCCAAATTTTGAGGGGCTTATAAAACAAGGAACCCCAATGGCACAGGTAATACCAATAAAACGTGATGAGTGGGTTATGGGTATAGGGGATAGCGAGTATCTTATTGAACAAAATAAGATAACTCAAAAATTGCAAACAAGGTTTTTCGATAGATACAAAAATATGTTTTGGGATAAAAAAGAATATAGATAAAAATGTGTTATAATATATTCATACGACCTAGAGGAGGTAGTAATTAATGGCTACAACATCAAAGGCTCTGGCTAGAACAGCAGCAGCAACATCAAGCACAACACTATACACAGTTCCATCATCAACAACAGCGGTAGTTACAAATATAGTAGTAACAAACTCAGCAGCATCATCAGCAACTTTTACAATCACTCTTGACGAAGTTGATTTGTTTAAAGATGCAACAATTGCCGCTAACACAACTGCAGCATTTGACCTAAAGCAGGTTCTTGCAACTACAAAAATTATTGCAGGATTAGCAAGCGCTACAACTGTTAAATTCCATATCAGTGGCGTTGAAATAGCATAATATAACTGTAAATAAAGATACCCCCAAGGATTATTCCAAGGGGGTATTTTTTATTTAATTTTTAGGACTTACAAGGATACTTGCTGTACCATTCTTGGTACCGTGGTCCGTTCACAGAACTCCATGCTGACCAATCTTTACCACCCTTAGTCATGTGAAATGTAATTTTTGAATTAGTAACTGGGTTAAATAATTCAACGTTAGAGTCAAGATCGAATTTTTCTCTACGATCAGGACCCAGTTTTCCTATCATGTTTATTTGAAATACTCCATAAGAACTGTCTCCAGTCTCTGAGTTGCCATTAAAAGCAAAAGGTCTTCCATTAGATTCAGCCTTTGCAATTGCACATGCTGATCTTAATGCATTACCTTTAAAACCTATAGCCTTTAACAGATCTACTAACTGCCCATCAGTCAATTTATGAGCATTTTCATATTTTTTTAATATTTTATCCTTAGAAACCAGAAAAGCCCCTTGAGGGGCTGGAACGACTTCTAAAGACTGTTTAGTCAATAAATTATTATCTAAAGCATTAGCAGAATTGCTAAAAGGCGCAACCAAGCCAACGATAGATAGTAACCCCAACCAAACCTTCTTTTCAATGTTTCTCAT